AATCTCCCCGGTCTGCTCATCAATTTTTCCGATCAGTTTCCTTCTTGCCCTTGGCTGCTGTTTTTCCTTGTCCCAATAGGACTCCGATTCATAAACATAGGTGATCCCAGTCCGTTTGTCTTTGTTTTTTACGATAGACATGAGAGTCCCTCCTTCCTAGTCATAATTATAACACATACCTACATAAAAGTCAATAAAAATAGGTATGTCTATCAAAAAAACATACCTATCATACATCTGGAGGAACCAATCGGAAAGTACCTGGCCTAAATCCCTTTTATGGAACTTTCAATCTCGAATCCGTCCATTAGCCTGTCGTATTCTTCCCATGTCAGATTCCTGGCTTCTTCTGCGTTCCTTGGCCATTTGAAGTATCCCTGTGATAAACGTTTATAGCCTAATGTGAACCCATCTCCTTCAAAAAAAAGGCATTTGATACGGTCCCGTTTTGTGCCGCAGAAAAGGAAGAGGCTTCCCTTGTCCAAAGGGTCAAGATTGTATTTTAAACGCACAATGGATACTAAACCGTCAATCCCACGGCGCATATCCGTTTTCCCTGTCAATATGACGACACGTTTTACTTCCACTCCCCGTTTAAACATCGCCTACCGCCTTCAGGAGCTGCTCAAGTAGCAAGGCCGGGATTTCTGGGAAGATTTCCATGCGGATACTGTCTTTTTGGATCACCGCAGCCGGCTGATGGATGACGTTTTGCAGTGTTGGCTGGATCTGGCAGGACTGTTTGGGCATTGGGAGTTCCACAAAAGTGTTTGTGGAGATCTTCTCTGTGGAAAGACTCTGGACAGCTTCCTCATAATGTTCCTCCCTCAGCTTTGCCAGCCAATAGTAATAAGCATCTTTTGTTACGCCATTTGCGTCACACCAGTCCCGGACTTTCATACCACTTTTGATCCGGTCTTCGATCAGAAGTTTCCAGCGTTGAAGCTGGAACTCATGTTTTTTGCTCATAAAGGGTTACCTCCTCATAGAATTCTGAAGTGGGAAAGCTTTTAAAACTTGTGCAAGTTTTCCAACACTAATCTTTAACTATAAAGAGGATACCACTTCTAAGGGTAGTTTCCTAGACGCTTATTATTTGACTCTTACGGTATCTTCTTATGTGATTGAAAAAAGCAGCTATGAAGCCGGGGAAATCGTGCTTGAACTGGGGGCGTATACAGAATGATTGAAGTATCAGCGGAAGCGATAGAACGGGTGGAGCGTATTCTGGCAGGAGTTCCGAAAGGTGCGGAACGTGCGCTGTCAAACGCAATAAACCGGGGATTGTCACGGGTAAAGACCGGGGCGAAAAAACGGGTGAAAGAAGTGTATACAGTGCAGAGCAGCGCATTTACAGCGGCGGCAAATATGCAGGTAAGCAAGGCAAGCACAAGCAATTTGGCAGGCGTTGTGACTTTTGCGGGCTGCAAGATACCGTTATACAAATTTCAGGTAACGCCGAAAGCCCCCGGAGTAGGAAGACGGGTAAAAGCAGCAGTAAAAAAGGGCGGCGGCACACAGTTTGAAGAAGCGTTCATTGCAAACATGAGGCACGGAACGGGAGTTTTTGAGCGTGAAACGCCGCAAAGGTTCCCTGTAGATGAACTGATGGGGCTTTCAGCGGCGCAGATGGTAGGAAATGAAAGGATTGTTCAGGAACTACAGGAAGAAGCGCAGGAAGTCATAAACGAACGGCTGGAACATGAGATAGAACGCATTTTGAACGGTTACGGAGGTTAGAGGAATGACCGCTATAAATTTATTAGAGTGCCTGGAAGAGTTTGTGAAAGAAAAAACCGCAGATATTAAGCTGCAAGTGAAAGTAAGAAACCGGAACCCGCAGGAAGTGAAAGAGCGGGCGGCAGATGTGTATAAAATGCGGCTTCCCAAAAAAGAGGACCAGACAGAGAAAATCCCGTATATCCTTCTGCAATTCCTGACCGGGAAGGACGACAAGGAGAACGGGGAACCGCAGGAAAGCAACTGCAAAGTACGGATAGTGGTTGCAACGTATTCAGAGGACGGCGGCGAAGGTTCTTTTGACGTGCTGAACGTGCTTTTGCGTATCAGGAGCGAACTGGAAAAAGCCGGGGTTGTCGGAGAACGGTTCGTACTGCAATATCCGCTTGAATATATCGTGTACCCGGACAGCACACAGCCCTATTATTTGGGCGAAATGGTAACTAACTGGTCAATACCCACAATGGAAAGGGAGGTAACGGACATATGGCAGTAAAGAAGAACGCCACAGAAGCCGCAGGAGCGGCAGAAAAGGGAAAGACGGTAAATAATACCACGAACGACAAAAAAACCGATTCTGGGGCAAATAACGAAGCCACAGGAGGGAAAAAAGAAGGAAGGGAAACAGTGACGCTTGCATATATAGGACCGTCGCTGCCTGCCGGACTTCTGAAAACAAATAAAATCCTGATAGGGACAAGGGAGGAAATAGACAAAGAGCTTGCGGCGGTTCTGGAGAAGTACCCGCTTGTGGGGAAAATGCTTGTCCCGGTTGAAAAGCTGGCAGAGAAAAAGGACAGGGCAGCAACGGCAGGAAACATTCTGAACAAATATTACACGGATATTGTTTCTTCCATTGCCGCAAATGAGAGGAAGGAGGAGTAAAAGATGGCTGATATTACACATGGAATTGACACGAAAAAGCAGCAAACAAGCGTCGGAAGTCCTACAGTCGTAGCAACGGGGATTCCGTTTGTGGTAGGAGCTGCCCCGGCGCATATGGTAGGCGGGAAGGTGAACGACGTTATCATGGCGAATGACTATGAAGAAGCCGTGAAAGCATTGGGATATTCCGACAACTGGGAGGGGTACGGGCTTTCAGAAGCAGTCTACACGCAGTTTGTTTTATATCAGCAGTCCCCGGCGTTTTTCGTGAACATTCTGGACCCGTCGAAGCACAAAAAGGAAGTGAGCGGGAAGAAATACGAAGTTGCGGAAAACCAGATTGCGCTTCCGCTTGAAACGCTTGCGGAAAGCGTAGAGATTGAAGGGAAGGAAAAAGGCACAGACTTTGAAGTGTTCTACAATGACACAGCCTGCATTGTTGAGTTTGTGGAGGACACGACAGGGGAAATGACGGTATCATGTAAGGAGGTTGACCCGTCAAAGGTGACAAAAGCCGATATTATCGGAGGTTACAGCATAGCAACGCACAAGACAACGGGGCTTGAACTGATTGACGATTGCTTCCCGAAATACAGGATTGTTCCTGACCTGATTTTGTGTCCGAATTGGTCACATGACCAGGAGGTGGCAGCGGTAATGTCAGCAAAGGGCGAAAATATCAACGGGCTTTTTGAAGCGGACGCACTTCTGGACGTAGACACGAAAGAAGGGAGCGGTGCGACATATTACACAGAAGTTCCGGCATGGAAGCAGTCAAAGAACTTCATGAAGCCGAATGAATTAGTATGCTTCCCGAAGTTGAAACTGGGTGACAGGGTTTTCAACTTTTCGACGCAGCAGGCAGGATTGATGGCACGGACGGACAACGACGGTTCACTGGGCGACGGGACCCCCTGCGAAAGTGCTTCAAACAAGAGCTTGCAGGCTGACAGCATGGTATTGGCAAACGGTGAAGAAGTCGTGCTTGACGTGCAGAAAGCGAATTTCCTGAATGACAACGGGGTTATTACGGGGCTGAACTTTATTAACGGTTTTGTGAGTTGGGGAGATTATACGGCTTGTTTCCCGGCGAATACAGACCCGGTTGACTATTTCTATTGCATTTCCCGTATGTTCAAATGGGTTGCAAAAACAGTCACGCTTTCTTACTGGTCACACATTGACCGAAAATTGACACGGCGGCTGATAGACGCAATCTTGCAGGGTATCAATGACTGGCTGGCGGCACTGACGGCAGATGAAAAGATTGTGGGCGGGCGTGTAGAACTGCGGGAAGAGGAAAACAGCTTGACAGCGTTAATGTCAGGAAAGGCAAAATTCCATATCTACATTACGCCACCTTCACCTTTGCGGCTTATGGAATATGTGCTTGAATATGATATTTCCTATCTGTCAAGCCTGCTGGCAGCATAAGGAAGGAGGGCTAAAAAATGCCGAAGATTGATGAACTTGTTATAAATTTTAGAGTATATGAGGACGCAAACGAGTATCTGGGAATGTCAGAAGCGACGCTGCCGGAAGTGTCGAACCTTGCGGAAGAGATTACAGGGGCGGGGATTGCCGGGAATGTTGAAGCGGTAGTATTGGGACATATCGAAGCAATGACACTGACGCTGAACTTCCGAACGGTCACGAAAGCGGCAATCCGGCTGGCAGAACCGAGAATACATAATATTGACCTGCGGGCGGCGCAACAGGTAAGGAACACGCAGACAGGCAAAATTGAAACGGTTGCAGCAAAGCACATTATGAAGGTTGTACCGAAAAAGTTTGCGCCTGGAAAACTTGCGGCAGCTTCCGCAGCGGACGCAAGCGGAGAATATGCCGTTTCATACTATGCACTGTATCTGGACGGGAAGAAGGTAATTGAAATTGACCCGCTGAACTTTATTTATTATATCAACGGGACAGATTATCTTAGCGACGTAAGAAGGGCACTGGGCAAATAAAAAAGGGAAAGGCAGAGAGCCAGCGGAAGGGTCCGCTGGTTTTTATCTGCCTATTTTTAGGAGGTAAAAAGATGGAAGATAACAAGGTTGTACAGGGGCAGCAGGAAGAGTTCACGGAGGAAATGAAGGAAGCGCAGAAAACCGGGATTGTCAGCATGGAAGACAAGAAGAAAGAGAAAAAGACCAGCCTGAACTACACGCACACCTTCAAAGCCCCGGTTGAGATTAACGGAGAGAAGCACAAGGCGTTGACATTCTACTTTGAAAAGCTGACAGGGGAAGACGTAGAAGCGATAGAAGAGGAATTGCAGGACCAGAACAAATACGTTCTGACCCCGGAAGTGTCGTCTGTATTCCAGACCATGCTTGCCGCACGTGCAGCAGGCGTGGGGGCTGATGAAATCAGGCGGCTTCCTCTTGGGGAGTACATGAAAATCAAGAATCAGGCAAGAAGTTTTTTAATAGAATCGGGCTATTAAAAGTAAGCAGCCCCGGAAATTTTATCAGAAAACAGGCTTACAGACTGGCAAGGGCTTCTAACACGCCTATACCGTTCTTTATGCAGCTTACACTTTCCGCACTTTTCCGCTGGATTAAAAGCGTGAATGAAGTAGAAAGGGAAGATGCACGGGAGCGGGAACGCCTAACACATAAAAAGTGATAGGAGGTGGAAGCGATTGGCAGGGTCACAGAAGGAATTTGAACTTCTTTTTAAGCTGAAAGCGTCACTGGGCGGGAATTTCAACAGCACTTTCAAAGGTGCGATTGAAACACAGCGCAAGTTGCAGGACAGCATAAAAAGCGTAAATTCCATGCAATCAAAGGTTGACGGCTACACAAAGGCTTCAAACGCCATAGAGCAGCAGAGGGGGAAGCTGGAAAAACTGCAAGCGGAACATGAAAAAGTTTCGCAGAAGATACAGCAACACCAGACGAACGCTGAAAGGCTGCGGGCGAAAATCGAAGAAACAGGCGACGCAACGGGAGAACTGACAGCGCAGCTTGTGAAGGAAGAAAACGAAGTCGCAAGGAATACCGAACGCCTGAAAAGCAATGAAAACCAGATACGACAGACCACTGCCAGCATACACTCACAAGAAGAACAGCTTGAACGGATGGCGCAGGAGCTACGGGACGCAGGGATTGACACAGACAATCTGGAAGAATCAAACGCCCGCTTGCAACGGTCATATGAACGGCTGCGGGGTTCGCAAGAAAATTTAAGCCGTATCAATTCCGAACAGGCAAAAATAAAAGAGAATATAGCAGCTACAAAGACACAGCTAATGGGAACGATAGGGGCGGTTGGCGCAGTTGCGGCGGCGATATACGCCGGACCCGTACAGGCGGCGCAGAAATACGAAACCGCTATGGCGAAAGTCGGGACGATTGCAGACACAAAGCAAGTGCCGCTTGAACAGCTTTCAAGTGAAATCATGAAGCTGTCAAACACGACGGGGATTGCTGCCGAAGCTATTGCAGATGATGTTTACAATGCAATTTCAGCGGGGCAGAAGACTGGGGACGCAGTAAACTTTGTTAGCAATTCAGCTAAACTTGCAAAAGCGGGATTTGCGGAAAGTTCGCAGACGCTGGACGTTCTGACGACGATTCTAAACGCTTACGGAATGGAAGCGTCAAAAGTAGGCGACGTGTCGGATATGCTTATTCAGATACAAAATAAAGGTAAAGTGACCGTGGGCGAACTGTCAAGCGTTATGGGTAAAATCATACCGACAGCAAACGCAAACGGGGTGGCATTAGAGCAGCTTGGGGCTGGTTATGCAATCATGACCAGCAAAGGTATTGCGGCAGCAGAAACCACAACTTACATGAATAGTATGCTGAATGAGCTTGGAAAGTCCGGGACTACAGCAGACAAACTTTTGCGGCAGACAGCGGGGAAGAGCTTCAAGGAATTGATGGCAGACGGGAAGAGCCTGGGCGACGTTCTGGGAATAATGCAGGAAGCGGCAGAAAGCAGCGGGAAAAGCCTGTCTGATGTGTTCGGGTCCGCAGAAGCAGGAAAAGCGGCAGTTTCCCTTTTGTCGAACGGTGTGGACGGATTCAACGAATCTGTAAAAGGAATGGTTGAGAGCGCAGGCGCAACGGAAGAAGCGTTTGCGAAAATGGAAAACACCACGGAAGCGAAAATGCAAAAGGCAAAGAACAGTATCGCAAATTTAGGTATTGTTCTGGGTCAAAACCTTCTGCCGATTGTCGGGAACCTTGCAGACAAGGTGGCTGCGGTCGTGATAAAAGTTTCAGAATTTGCGCAGGCGAACCCGAAGCTGGTTCAAACAGTCCTAAAAGTAGCGGCGGCACTTGCAGGAATGAGAATTGCAGGGCTGACCGCAAAACTGGGGTTCCTGAACATAGCAAGCGGGATAAAGGACGCACAGAGAGTTCTGGAGCTTTTCAAGATAAAGGCAATCGGGCTTTCCAGCATAGGTTCAAAAGTTGTCGGATTCATCACAAAACCGTTTAGCGGTATCGGCGGCATACTTGGAAAGGCACTGTCAGGAATAGGCGGCATTGTCGCACGTTCCCCGCTTGGGTCAATCGGAAGGGTGGTTGCTTCCAGTTTTGGAAAAATCGGGTCATTCATTGCCCCGGTAGGAAACATCATAAAAAAGGCGTTAGGACCGTTGGGAAAAATTGGTTCGACGCTTCTGGGACCGTTAGGAGGGATTGCAGGAAAGATTTTGCCCGTAGTAGGCGTGGTAACTGCGGTTATTACGGCAGTACAGCTATTACGGAAGAACTTTGATAAAGTCCGGGAAGCAGTAGGAAATATTTTCGGAGAAAAGGGGCTTGAGATATTCGACAAAATTGTTGCAGTAGTAACAAGCGTAGGCGAAACAATCAAGGGCGTTTTTTCAGACGGAAATCTGGGTGCGGCAAGGGACAAGATACAAGAGATTTTCGGGGAAAAGGGCGTTGCGGTATTTGATACCTTTGCAGGCGTTTTCCAGAAAGTTGTAGCGGCAGCAGGGGAGTTTGTAGGGTTTGTGACAACGCATATAGTCCCGGTTGTCGAACAGTTTTTGAATGTGCTGATTACAACGGTCATTCCGGGAATTATCAGCGGCATACAGTCAGCAGCCCCGGTGGTAATGCAGATTTTTCAGGCAATAGCGGACTTCATAGGCGGCATTATCCCGGTCATAGGAAGTTTTATTGCGGGCATTATGCCGATTATCAGCGAAGTTATAACATTCATTCAAACGTATGTTTTACCGATTATCAGCGAAGTTTTTAACTTTATCGTATCAACGGTACTTCCGTTCATTGTGCAGGGCATACAGCAGCTAGGGACCATAATAACAACGGTTCTTTCAGCAGTCTTGCCTGTAGTGCAGACCGTCTTCCAGACAATATGGACTATCATACAGCCGATTTTGACACAGATTCTTACAACGGTACAGGCGGTTTTGCCGCAGGTGCTTTTTGTATTTCAAACAGTATTCACAACGATTGGAAGTGTGGTGCAGGCGGCAACGCAGATTTTTCAAGGGCTGATACAGTTTATCACGGGAGTTTTCACCGGGAACTGGGGCGCAGCTTGGGAGGGCGTGAAGTCGGTATTTCAAGGAGCGTGGGACGGGCTAAAGTCCATAGCAACGGGCGTTATCAATGGAATTATAGGCGTTATCAACGGAGCTATTTCAGCACTGAACAGCATTAAGATTCCAGACTGGGTTCCGGGAGTAGGAGGGAAGGGCATAAACATTCCGACACTTCCGACCTTTGCAAAAGGAACAAAGAACACGCCGGACACATTCATTGCAGGTGAAGAGGGTCCAGAGCTGATAACAAATGCGCCAGGAATGACGGTATACACGGCGCAACAGACAAAAGACATATTCAGCGCACAGAACGCAGCCGGACAGGTGGCGCAGGCGGCAGGAGCCGGGCAGACGGCTTCACAGGTATTCTACAATACCACGAACAATGCGCCGGAAGTAAAGCCGCCAGAAGTAGTGAGCGGCGCAGGAACGGGCGGCGGGAATAGCGTAACAATCAACAGCAATCCGACAATATACGTTGATGGCGACAAAGCGGGCGACTTGGAAGAGAAGCTGGAGGAAAACAATAGAAACTTGTTGCAGGAGGTAGAAGACCTTCTGGACAAAAGAAATGATGATGAAAGGCGGTCAAGGCATGAGTAAGACATATACAACAATATCCGGGGATATGTGGGACCAGATAGCGTACACGCAGATGGGCAGCGTCCTTCATACGGACAAATTGATAAAAGCTAATGCCGACTATGCCGCAATGTTTATCTTCCCTGCCGGGGTAGTTCTGACTATCCCGGAAGTGGAGGAAAAACAAAGTATGGAGCTGCCGCCGTGGAAAAGGGGGTTGTTAATCTAATGAGCGACAAAAGACTTGCACGGCGGGTGGTGCTAAAGCTGAAATTTGAAAATGTAGACGTGCCAGAGAATATAGCGTTGCATTTAGTGAGCGCAAGTTATACGGACAATGAAGACGGAAGCACAGATGATTTTCAAATTGTGTATGAAGACCGGGAACGGAACCTGATGGGGGACTGGCTGGAAGTAAAGCCGACAATCATAAAAACAACAAAGCAGGTTGTGAAAGAGGTTCAGAAAGAAGAAGTAATAAATTATGTTGTGAAGCGGGGTGACACATTGTGGGCGATTGCTTCACAGTATTTAGGGAGCGGGACAAAGTACCCGCAGATTGCACAAGAAAACAACATACCGAACCCGAATTTGATTTATCCGGGGCAGGTATTCAGGATAACGACAGGCGGCACGGCAAAGAGTACAGCAGTTGAAACCGTGGAGGAAGTGAAGCAGGGGGCAAAGCCGAAACTTGTAACGGCGGTTCTTGTCCAGCAGAACTGGAACGACACAGGGAAAGACGCAACTTTGAATATCGGGACTTTTGAAATAGACGGTATCGACGTATCAGGACCGCCCACAAAAGTAACCGTGAAAAGCACGTCTATTCCGTACACTTCCACAATGCGGATAGAGAAAAAGTCAAGGGCGTGGGAAAATATCACGTTAAAAGCAATAGGGGAACAAATAGCGGGTGACAGCGGGCTTTCCCTGATGTATGAAGCAAGCGACAATCCGACATTCAAAAGAAAAGAGCAGGTGCAAACGTCGGACGTAAAGTTTTTGCAGGAGCTATGCCACGCCGCAGGAATGGCGTTGAAAGTGACAACGCTGAAAATTGTAATATATGACGCTGCGGAGTATGACGCAAAACCCGCAGCAAAGACTTTCAAATACGGGGATAAAAATATTATATCCTACAAACTGGGAACAAGCCTGACAGATACGGCGTACACAAGTTGTCATGTTTCTTATACAGACCCGGACAGCAAAGAAACCATTGAATATACATACACGCCGGACAGCAGCACGGGGACAGGGCAGGTTCTGGAGATAAACGAAAAAGTCAGGAACACGGAGGAAGCGAAGACGCTGGCAAAAAAACGCCTGCGGGAAAAGAACACGCAGGAATTTACAGCAAGTTTGAAGGTAGTGGGCGACGTTTCATTTGTAGCGGGAATGACCGTAAAATTAAAAGGCTTTCAGAAGTTCGATAGAAAATACAAGGTAACGCAGGCGAAGCACAGCTTGACAGGGGGCTACACGGTAGACCTTTCTTTAAAACAGGTTCTGGAGGGGTATTAATGGCAGATATGAACGAACTAAAAAACATGATACGGAAAGGGACCGTGCAGAGCGTGAATGACGGAACCATGAAAGCACGGGTGAAGTTCGGGGATAAAGGCGGCATTGTGTCAGGGGAGCTTCACATATTAGTCAGACCCAGAATAGTAGTTCCGGGGGAAAAGGACAAAGCCGGGAATAAAACAAAAACGGAAGCAGGGCATTTCCACGAAGCATATATAACAGAGTGGGTCCCGAAAGTAGGGGACCTTGTTTTGTGCCTGATGATTCCTGACGGCGACGGGGAAGGGTACATTGTAGGGAAGGTGATGTAATGGCAAAAATCGGAAGTTTCGGGAGCCTTGTTTTCAGCGTGTCGGAAAATACGGTAAAAACATTTGACGGCATGAACTGGGATTTTTCCGCTGATTACGCAACGCATGACAGGCACATAAAAGCTGACCTGCTAGAATACATGGGACCGGGGATTGAAAGCATATCATTTTCTATGACGCTTTCTGTATTTTTAGGGGTAAACCCGTTAAAGGAAATAAAAAAGCTGCGGGAGATGGTGCGAAAGGGATACGCAGAACGGCTTGTAATCGGCGGCAAGGTATACGGCAGTTACAAGTGGGTAATGCAGAAAGGGACGGTTGACTTTCAGAGGTTCGACAACAAAGGGAATTTGTGGGCGGCAAACATAAAAGTGACCCTGAAAGAGTACCCGAAAAGGTGATAAAGATGGATATTATCAGAGGTGACGGAACACTACTAAAAAATATTGACCTATCCCCGAAAAATGAATATCAGGAAGTATTGCAGAATGTAGCAATCATAATAGACACATGGGAAAATACCTGCCCTTTGCTGCGGGCGTTAGGGCTTCCGGGGCAGTTGATAGGAAGACCGTTGCCCGTAGTAAAAAATATCATGGTGGGGCAGTTGCATGACCAGATTGAAGAATATGAGCCACGGGCGATTCTGGGGGATATAACCTTTGAAGAAAATGCTTTCACGGGGAAGCTGATACCAATAATAGAAATAGAGGGGGTGCAGACGGAAAATGAAGAAACCTGAAAGGGAATACCCGGACATTGAGTTTCTGGAAACGGACACAGAAACGATTGAAAGCAATATGATTGCGCTTTATGAAGAGCTGGTAAACAAAGAGCTGGTGAAGCAGGGGAAACGGGAAAAATACAAAGTTTATCCGGCTTCCCCGGAGCGTCTTTTTATTGCATGGTGCGCCGCTATTATTGTACAACAAAGAGTGCTGATAAATGAAACGGCAAAAAAGAATGTTCCCCGGTATGCAAAGGGGGAGTATTTAGACAGCCTTGCGGAGCTTTTCAAGGATATTGAACGCCTGCCCGCCACGCCTGCCGTTGCAAAATTCCGTTGTTACATATCGGCGGCGCAGAATCAAAGCGTAATTGTCCCGCAGGGGACACGGATAACATTTGACGGGGAAATCACATTTGAAACCACGGAAGAGCTTGAAATAAAAGCCGGGGAAACATACGGGGAAGTCAACGGGAAATGCCAGACAGCGGGAATTGTCGGGAATAACCTTGCGCCTGGGCAGGTGAAAGAAATTGTTGACGTTTACGACTATTATTTAAAAGCTGAAAACGTGACAAAGACAGAGGGCGGCGCAGGAGAGGAAGACGACACTTCATACTATGAGCGCATGAGGGAGAGCATGGAGAGCTTTTCAACAGCGGGTCCAATAAACGGCTATATCTATCACACAAAGACAGTCAGCACGGCAATAGCTGACGTTGCGGCAACAAGCCCGGAAGCCGGGGTGGTAGATATTAGGGTATTGTTACAAGGCGGGGAACAGCCGACGCAGGCAGTTCTGGAGGAAATAGAAGCCGCCCTGAACGCTTCCGACGTGCGCCCGCTGACGGATATTGTCACGGTATCAATGCCGGAGGAAGACCCGTTTGAAATAGACCTGACATATTACATAAACCGAAACAGTCAGGCAAGCACAAGCATTACAGACAGGGAAGCAAGGGCAGCGGTGGAAGAATACATAAAATGGCAGACCGGGAAAATGGGAAGGGACATAAACCCGTCATACCTGACGCAGTTAATCATGGCAGCAGGCGTGAAGCGGGTAGAAGTAAGAAAACCGACATTTCAGGTGGTAGAGGAAACACACGTTGCAAGGATTGTCCGGGACACAATGAAGGTTTTGAACGGGGGTGTAGAAAATGCCTAACCCCAAAGGAATAAGGAACGCCGGGCGGGATATGTACACGGTGAATTTTGCGGACTATCTGCCGGGGGCGTTGAAGCAGGACCCGAAAATCAAGGCGATTGCGGAAGCGGTAACAAAGGAAGCATTGACGGTCAGCGGGGAAATTGAAAATGTGCTGATATATTCCCGTATAGACGAACTGCCGGAAGCATTGATTGACATTCTGGCATACGATATGCACGTTGACTGGTACGACTATTCTTTTCCGCTGAAAGTAAAACGGGACATTCTGAAAAGCAGCGTAAAAGTCCATAAGAAGATGGGGACAAAATATGCCGTTGAAAAAGCACTGGGCGCACTGTACCCGCAAAGCGAAGTTGAAGAATGGTATCAGTACGAAGGGGAACCACATCACTTTCACATTGTATGCGACGTAACGGAAAACAGGGTGACAGCCAGTTTTCAGGAAATTATAAATGCCGTGATGATGTACAAAAGGCTTTCTTCACATTTGGACGAAGTTGTATATCAGGCAAGCGTGGGTATCAGGGTAGAAACGCATACAGACTTCTTTCTGTACAAAAACCCGGCAACGGGAAGCCTGCTGGCGGGGACATACCCGCAGAGGATAAGGCGGGGCGTACAGGCGGGAAGCGTGATTGTAGTAGGGACGGACGCTGCGGGGTTTATTTTTTTGCCGACGCAGGCGGGGACATATCCGTATAGAAACACGATATTCAGGCACACAGGCGCACAGATTGACATAGAAACGGCTTCAAAGGCTTACAGGCATAGAAATACACCTGCGGGACAAATAAACGCCGGAGAAGAGCCACAGAGAAGCTACAGAGGGGCGCAGGCAGGGACGGTCATTGAAGCGCAGGCAGAAACAGAGGAAAAACCGTTTTCAGTCCCGGCAGCAGGAACCGCCCCGGACAGAAACACGGTATTCAGGCACACAGACACGCAGATTGACGCAGAAACGGCTTTAAAGGCTTACAGGCATAGAAATACACCTGCGGGACAAATAAACGCCGGAGAAGAGCCACAGAGAAGCCACAGAGGGGCAGGGACGGGCGCAGGGATAGAAGCACAGACGGAAGCAGAAGGAACGCCGTTTTCAGTCCCGGCAGCAGGAACCGCCCCGGACAGAAACACAGTATTTCAGGGAAGCGGCACGGATATAAAAGCAGAAGGGGAAGCAGAGGGCTTCCCCTTCTTCATGCAAGCTGCCGGGACAAAGCCTGAAAGAAATACTGTCATGAGCAATTCCGAAGCCGGGATTGCGGCAGAAGAAGCCGCAGACGGCTTTTTATATACCGTAAAAGCTGCCGGGACCGTGCCGGACAGAAACACGGGAGAAGGAGCCGGAAGCGGAGGGATTGAAAGCACGGTGAAAGCGGAGGTATTCAGGCATACAAACAAGCCTTGCGGGAGCCGCAGAAAACTTTGAAAGGGGGTGAAAAACCATGCTGACACCACAGGCAATAGAGGACTTCAAAGGCTTTCTTGACAATAACATTGCGTATGCAAAAGTTACGGTGAATGAGGAAGTGAAGAAAATCCCGATTCACAGGCGGGAACGCCTGAAAGACGGGCGGGTGGCGGTTTACCTGAACATTACGCCGCAGGCGGGGACGGAAGCGACAATTCAACGGGTACAGCTTTACAACAAAAATAAGCAGTTGTGGGCAGATAAAACGGAGGATATAACGCTTTCTAATGTGCAGGAAGGGGCGTTATACCGTTTTGTCTTCCGATTTGTAGAACAGGAGGTATAAAGATGGCATACGAATGGCAGCAGTGGCAGGACCATGTTACAGAGCATGAAAACCGTTACAGAGAGATTGAAAACGACGACGGGACAATCACGCATGAAGCCGTGGAAGGGGAGGTATTGCAGCAGGGGACCCCGCAGAGCGCAACGAACTTCAACCACATGGAAGACGGCATAACGAACGCCGGGGAGCTTGCGGCACTTCTGGCGACGGAAACAATTCACATGAACCAGCGGGCGGCAGATGAAACCGGGGAAACAATTCTTCTGACCATGACAAACGGGCAGCAGTACCCCTTCAATGATTCCGTGAAGACCGTTGCGCTGAAAACAGAAAGAAACCATTTAGACTATACCGTGACAGCGGAAGTGCTGGAATACAGCGGCGGTTGCGTCGGGGATATTGAAGTAACGGAGAAGCTGGCGAACGGCTTCAAGATTGCGCATACAGGAAGCGCAAAGGAAGTCAAACTGAAAGTGTTTGTGAAGGGGGGCTTCTACTGATGAAGGGCGCAAATGTGATTATCAGGAGCGAAGAAAGAAAGCAGCATGAAGCGTATGTGCTGCAATCTTTTGGAGTAAAGGGGAGAGGAACCCCGGAACAACGGGAAGCAGCGGAAATCATAGCCGCAAGGACCCGTGAAGTTGTAAAAGAAGGAGGAAGATAAGATGGCAAAAATCAAGGTTGTTGAAAAAATGCCCGGCAATCATATCCAGTATGAAGTGAAGGGCAAGAAGATTATTTTCGGTGATGATGAACTTTCTGTAAATCTGGCAAGCCGGGAAAGAGATTTTGAAGTGTCGCTGGACATTTGCATTGACAGCGAAAACGGAATTGTTATCGGGACGGGCGGCAGGGCGCAGAAGTACGCAGCGCAAATTATCATTCCCGCCCGCCGCTATGATGTGATTGAAGACGGGGTGGACGAAAACGGAGAACCACGGGAAGTGCCGATTCCGATTGACTTTGATGTTACACTTTGCACAATTATTTTATGGGAGGTATAAAGATGGGAAATTTTGATGATTTAGCCCTTGCGGTTGCGTCTTTTGGAGGACATAACAAAGTCATTCTTGACGATTTAGGAAAGCCGTCTATCATGGTAGGCGTTCCGAAGATGAAGTATTCTGATATTATTGCAGGCGGCACACAGGAAACCTTGCCGTGGTGGGTTGTCGAAGGAGTGGAAAAGAATGTGATTTGGGTATCAAAGTACCTGAATTGTGTCGTGAATGACAGAGCCTATTCCCTGCCTATGAAGGACCCGAAAGCGTATGTGAATTTTGACGACGCTTTACGGTTCAGCCGGAACAAAGGGGAGGGCTGGCACTTATTACAGAACGGCGTTTTTGCCGCCCTTGTGTTATGGTGTGAAAAAAATAAAACGATTCCGAGAGGGAACACGAACTGGGACGCAAGCTATGAAAAGGCGTGGGAACGGGGCGTAAATACATATATCGACGGTTCACACGGCGGCGGCAGGACGGCGACAGGAAGCGGACCCGTAACATGGAACCATGACCACAGCGCAGCGGGCATTGCTGACCTTTGCGGGAATTGTTGGGAATGGGTGTCAGGTATGCGGCTGGTAAACGGTGAAATACAGATTATTCCTTACGGAAACGCAATGAAATCTGATTGCAGTATGGGGGTAAGTAGTACCGAATGGAAAGCGATTAAGCCGGACGGAACGCTGGTTGAACCGGGAACCGTAGGGACATTGAAAATTGACGGAACAAGCCAGACAAGCAGCCCCCGGATAAATACAAGCGTTACAGTTGCGACGACAGACGAAGGAAACAGTTATTTGAGAAACCAGTATTTCAAGAGCGTTGAAGCGGTAACGGGCGTTACAATACCGAAAATTCTGATTGCAGCAGGACTTTTCCCGGAAGCGGGCATGACTTCACCGGGCGGGTACTGGGCAAGGACGAACGGCGAAAGACTGCCTTTCCGGGGTTCGAGCTTCCGCAGCACTTCCATCGGTGGGGTGGCGGCGTTGATCTTGGACAGCGCCCGTTCTATCGTCAACCACCATGTGTCCTTCCGTTCCGCTTTTTATGAATAACTGTAAACTGATAACTGATACACTGGGAGGGCTTGCGACAGCAAGCCCTTTCTATCAAAACAGACAAGGCGGGTGAAATATGGCAGGAGAAGAAAAGGGACTGCCGGAGCTTGACCCGGTACGGGACAATGCGACGGCAGACGACTTCAAGACGAAAAATAAAGTCTATGAGCTGATACTATACACGGGACCAGAGCTTGAACAGTTTCCACGGGCGCAAAGAAGACTTGCGGAAGAGATACGGGAAACAATGCTTCAAATTTTGCGGCTTGTCGTGACACTGGAAAATAAGCACTACAAGAAGACGACGCTGGGAGAACTTGACAACGAAGTTGACGTATTACGCCACCTTGTAAGGCTTGCGGCTGACCCGCAGTATACAAGGAGCCGGAAACCCTGCCTGCCCTTGCGGAAGTATGAGAATATTTCACGCAAGATAAATGAAATAGGCTGCATGATTGGCGGCTATTATAAATCATTAAAGAAATGAGCGGGAAACCGCTTTTTTCATATCGGGAAAGAACCGTTATAGAGGACTTGCCGTGCCTATCCGGGGTTCGAGCTTCAACAACACTTCCAACGGTGGAGTGGCGGCGTTGAACTTGAACAACGCCCGTTCTAACGTCAACAACAATGTGTCCTTCCGTTCCGCTTTTCCTCTACAGCCAGAAGTCACGTTCACAAGTGAGCGTGTCCCGTGCGTACAGGGTTAAAAGGGGTTCTTTTCCGTTCCAAAGGCGACCGGGGAACCGGGGACCGTAGGAAGAAGATTGAATTGTCGGGAAGATAGTTAGTAACCCTGTAAGACAGAATCAGGATTTTGTCTTACAGGGCGAAAGTCAGCCGAAAGGCTGAATGAATATATCACGTTTGAAACGGAGTGGTGGACCGGAGTAAATTTGCCCGACACATTTTTGATTGCAGGAGGTAAAAACCATTGAAGAAGATACGGGGAATTTTCCCGAAAATCTATGACTTTGAAAACCTGTTTTGTGCATACAAAGCGGCTATCAAGTGCAAAAGATACAGACAGGACGTTATGGAGTATACGGACAGGCTGGAAGATAACCTGATTATCCTGCAAAATGAATTGATATGGGGACAATACAGCGTCGGAAGGTACAATATTTTCTATGTGTACGAACCGAAAAAACGCCTGATAATGTCACTGTTATTCAAAGACCGGGTGGCGCAGCACGCAATATACAGGCAGGTGAACCCGATTTTTGAAAAGAAGTTCATTTTCGACAGTTACGCTTGCAGGGTAGGGAAGGGGACGCACAAGGCAATAGACCGCCTGCAATATTGGTTAAAGCAGACCGACAGGAAGCCGAAGAAATACTACTATCTGAAATTAGATGTATCAAAGTATTTCTACAGGATAGACCACGGCATTTTGAAGAAGATTCTTGCAAAGATGATTGACGACCCGCCGCTTTTAGACCTTATGGCGAAAATCATTGACTGCGAAGATACAAAGTTCGGATTGCCGTTGGGCGCAGATATAGGGGACGTTGCATTTGACAGAATGTTAGATGATGTGGGCTTGCCTATAGGAAACCTGACTTCTCAAATGTTCGCAAACCTGTATCTGAATGAGCTTGACCAGTTCTGCAAGCACAAATTAAGGTTGCACTTCTATATCCGATACATGGACGACATTATAATTTTGCATGATGATAAAAAGTATCTGGAGAAGGTAAAACAGGACATAGCCGTATTTCTGGGAAAGAAGCTGAATTTGCAGTTAAACAAGAAAACCTGCATACGCCCGACAAGTATGGGCATTGAGTTTGTAGGCTTCCGGGTGTGGGCGACACATAGGAAGTTAAGGAAGAAGACTGCAAAGAAGCTGAAAAGACGGCTGCAATATATGTTCCATGCCTACAAAATAGGTGAAATTGACAAAGACACGCTTGACAGAAGCGTTGCTTCATACCGGGGAATATTAAAACATTTTGAAAGCTACGGACTGCGAAAAAGTTTGAATGAAATGTATAAAAAGGAGGTATGCGGAAATGTCACAGGAGCTATTGCAGACAGCGAAAGAGATTCTGGCGTGGCTTGCGGCGGCAGGGATAATAATTGACCTGACCCCTGGCATTAAATTTCAGCCCGTGCGGTATATCATAAAGCGCATAGGGGCATTGATGAATCATGATATAAAAGGACAGCTTGACAAGATAGAAAAGGACTTGCAGCAGCACAAGGTGGAGAGCTGGCGGCATGAAATCTTGACCTTTGCAAATGAATGTATGAACCGCAGGAAGCACACGAAAGAAGAATTTGACAATTTCTTTGAAACACATAGCGACTATGAAGAGTACATAAAAGCAAACAAGCTGGAAAACGGGCGTGTAGATATGGCTTACAAGTATGTAAGCAATGTATATATGCGCCGTTGTGAAAAGAATGATTTTCTTGTGGAAAGGGAGGAAGAAGACGAATGATTGTTTTATGGATTGCGTCCGGGTTCGTGTTATGCGCTTTATTCATGTACGTTTTCAACGCACGGGGAATAATGGCGGCACGAAGAAAGTACAGGAGGGCGCAGGCAAGGACGCAGACAAAGAAGCAGAAGCGGGAAAAGATACAGGTTACAAAAATCATTGTCTTTTCAATCATGATAACCTACTATATCGCTTTTGCGGTTGCGGTGTGGGTAGTGGTTGCAAAGGACATATACCAGCTTTCAAGCCTGCTGACATTCACGGGCGGCGTTGCGGCTTTTGCGGTTGCGTTCTATTGCTGGAAGAGCAAAGCGGAAAATTTAGAGAAGATAAAGAAAGGGAACCCGGACTTGTGCGGTTCCCTTTCTGATTTTTCCGGCATGGGTTCACAGTAAGGGAGGAAGGACAGATGAAAGAAGAGCTGAAAAGAGAGATTGCAGCGGAAGCGGCGAAAATTATCTTTGCGAATGAAGGAAATTATGCTTCCGTCAATGCTGATGATAATGGGGCGGTGAGCGTCGGCAAGGTACAGTGGCACGGGAACCGGGCATTGTCGCTTCTGAAAAAGATTGTACAGGGCATGGGCGCAGGAGCGGAAGCGGTTCTGGGAGGGACCCTGTACCGGGAAATCATGACGGCTTCCGACTGGTCAAGAAGGAAAGCGACAGCGGAGGAAAAAGCGAAGCTGTCAAAGGTTCTGGGGAGCGTTCAGGGGAAGCAGGCGCAGGACCGGCAGGCAGAAGAAGACATTCTTTCATACGTCACGCACGGCGTAAAGATGGGGATTGAAGACCCGCAGAGCCTTGTATATTTTGCAGACTTGGAGAATCAGGGAGGGGCGGGAGCTTCAAAGCGTGTCGGGAACGCCGCAGCGGGAAGAGCCGGGGGAGCCGGGAAAGTAAAACTTGACCACATACACGGGGCGGCACTTGCTGACCGTGTAATGGGTAAATACAGCAGCCGCAGGAACCTTGTATATAAAAAGGCACAGGAGCTTTTCAAGGGGGCTTCCGGGGCTGCAAACAATAATCAGACAGGAGGTAAAAAGACTATGACAGAACAGGAGTTGCGAAACAAAGTAGTGCAGACCGCACGGGGCTATCTGGGAAGCAATGAAGCGGACGGGAGCCACAGGAAGATTATTGACGGGTACAACGCACACAAGCCGATTGCACGGGGCTATCTGGTGAAGTATACGGACGCATGGTGCGCCACGTTCGTTTCTTTTGTCGGTATCGTCTGCGGGCTTACGGACATTATGCCGACTGAATGTGGGTGCGGGGCAATGATTGACCTGTACCGGGCAAAGGGACGCTGGCAGGAGAACGACGCATACAGACCGCAGCCCGCAGATATTGTCATGTATGACTGGGACGACAACGGGGCGGGGGACTGTACGGGATATCCTGAACACGTCGGCATTGTGGAAGCGGTGAACGGGAATACAATTACGGTCATTGAAGGGAATATGAGCAATAAAGTGGGGGAACGGGCGTTGCAGGTAAACGGGCGTTATATCCGGGGATATTGCCTGCCTGATTATGCAAGCAAGGCAAGCGGCGTTCCTTCCGGGTCCGTTCCTTCTGCAAGCGTTCCTTCCGGAAGTCCTTCTTCCGGGTCCGCTTCTTCCGCAGAACAGGTTTACACAGTTCAGGCGGGCGACACGCTTTCAAAGATTGCCGCAAAGTACGGCACTACATACCAGAAGCTGGCAAGCCACAACGGGATTGCAAACCCGAATATTATAAACGTCGGGCAGAAAATCAGGATTCCGGGAAGCGGCGTAAAAACCTATACAGTAAAGCCGGGCGACAGCTTGTGGGCGATTGCGGCGGCGCAGCTTGGGGACGGTTCCCGTTACAATGAAATTAAAGTCATGAACGGGCTGGCAAACAACACGATTCACCCCGGACAGACCTTGAAGCTGCCGGAAGCATAAGAGGGAGGAAAAGAAGATGAATGACATTATCATTTTAGCGGTACAGTTAGGACTTACGGTTGCGGCGTTTGTTATCGGGAAGTATGTATTCCCGAACATTCCGAAAAACGTAATTGACAAACTGAATATGCTGTCACAGTGGGCGGCGCAGTTTGTAGTATGGGCGAAAGAGTTCATGAAAAAGGAAACAGGGGAAGAGAAGATGGCGGCAGTTGTCGAAAAGCTGAAAGAGATTGCAGACGAAGCCGGGATTGAAGTCACGGAAGACCAGTTGCGGGCAATCGCACAGTCAGCCTACAACGCAATGAAAGCCGGGGAGAAGGAAGCGGCGGTGGCAGAGCCGCAGGCGGTAGAAGCGGCACAGGTTCCGACAGTGAATATTTACACAGGACCCGCAGCGGCAGGGAAAGCCGCAGTTGCGACAGATGAAGTCCCGGAAGGTGCGCTGGAGGACAGCAAGGAAGGGAAAGTGAACGTATACGACGCAGACGGGAATAAAACCGGGACAATCACGGCAGAGGAAGCGGCAGAAGCGGCAGAGGGCGTGACACATATTGAAGTAGAATAGCCCGCAGACGTGCCACGCAAGCCCACAGACAGACTAAAAGCCCCGCAGGTAGGAAATATACCTGCGGGGCTTTTCTGACGCTTGTGGGGCAAATACGGGGCGTTCATGCGGTTGTGAAAATCTCACTTTCCGTATAGTTTATAAATTTCCGGGGAGTGCCGGACGGCACATTTAATTCATTTCTAAAAATAAAATAGCTTCTGTCAAGTTCTTCTGAATATAGCTTCATAAAGTCAACAACATTTGTTTCAGTCCGGTTGTCGTCGTCGTCATAAAAATATTTCAGTTCAACGGTTTTTGCGCCGTAAGCGGCGGCAAGTTCCCGGACAGCCGCCCGGAAGCCGCTGGTGGTTGTGCAGGCTGCGAGGGAGAGCCAGCAGGTGGTATTGTCAAAGCGGGCAATCACAGGGCGGTAATTGCTGCGGTTAAAGGTTACGCCGTTCATAGTCCATTTCAATTTCATAATTTCACCGTTCCTTTCAGGGAGGGCAGCGGCAGGAGCCGCCGCCCGGTCATTCAGTTTTCTTTCCGCAGTTCGTTATAAACGTGGTGTCCTAGTTCCTGCATGGCTTCCGGGACTTCCTTCACGAACACTGTAAACATGAAAGTCATAAATTCTGACTTTGTTTGCGCCCATTCTTCTGGGGTCATGTGCGGGTTTTGCGCCAGCTTCATTTCAAGAAGTTTTTGTGTAAGTTCCTGACCTGCGGGGCTATTCAGTGCGCTTCTTTCCGCTTCTGATACCTTGTCTACAAAATCATTGAAATTTTCTGCTATCATCATTTTTCTTTCATTCCCTTCTTTGCTGGAGGGGCGGCAGAGCCGCCGCCCGTTGTTTTTATAAATGTGTGTACATTCCCGTTACTGATGTAAAAATATCTTGAAGCATATCTGCATATACGCCGGAAATATTTTCAATGTCTTCTTTCTTGTCCGGGGACCATGCGAAAGTCTTTTTGTTCAGCCGCCCGGCAGTATACTTGAAGAAGTTCATTGTGTAAGTGTCGGAAGCGTCAAGCGTGATGTAAAGGCGGTTCGCCTTGCTGCGGTTTTTCGGAAGCGTCATGCGAAGCGTGTTTCCGTCTGATACAAAGTTTTTTGCGCCTGTCATTGCGATAAATTTGTTGCCGCCGAGTTGTTCAAGGATTGTATTTGCTATTGTCATTTTATTTGCCCCTTTCCTTTGCTTCATCTTATGATACTATTATATACTTACGCAAGTATATTTTCAATAGGCAGAATACACAAAGTTACGCAAGTATATTTGTACAATATGTATACTTGCGTAAGATAAAAAGAAAAGCCCCGCAGGGACGGGGCAGGGGTTCAGACAATATCCACGTTTCCGGCTTCCCCTTCACGGAAGATAGACAATATATTTTCTGTCATATCCCGTTTTGCAAGGCGGGCAAGGCGGGCGAAATCAGCCTTTGTTGTTTCCTTGTAGTGGCTGTAAAGACGGTTCCTGTATTCTTCAAGGTGATAGCAGTAGAAAGCGTGACGGTTCCCGCCGTAGTCTTCCAGCCAGTTTTTAATTTCATTAAGGTTGGAATAAATCGGGTAATAGCAGTTCTTCCGGGCGGCGGTAAGGTGTACGGCTTTTAATTGCTTCAATCCTTCATTCAGTGCAAGACGGCTGTAAGCGGCTTTTTCAGGTTTTATCATTGTTCAGGGTCCTTTCTTTTTCAGGGAGGGCAGCGGCAGGAGCCGCAGCCCCGATTATCGGTTACGCTGTCAGGCTGGGACACATGGAGTAACGCCCTAACGGGTAGATTGTTTCAGCGTCGCAGTATTCAGAAATTTTCTTGCTTATCCGGCATTTCTGGACTTTTTCGCCGTCTGAAATGGTGATTGTTTGCGCTGTCCGGGCGGTTACTGTATAAGTCCATACGCAGTTATGGTCACATACGCTTGTCATGCTGTATCCCTTGCCTACTTCAAATTTCTTCATTGTGTTTTCCTCTCTTTCATTTGATAAGTCTATCATATACTTACGCAAGTATATTTTCAATAGGCAGGATATACAAATATACTTGCGTAACTTTGTATAATTTGTATACTTGCGTAATACTTGCGTAAGTGATATAATGATTCATACCCAAAGGAAGGAGGGCGACAGATGGAGGAAAAGAAGACGGAAGGGAAAAAGCCGGACACAAAGAACACAGGGCAGCAGAAAGCGGCGACAAGGGCGAAGAACACTTTCAACGGCAAGAATTATGAAAGGCTGTACCCGTTTGTGAAAATGGGGGAGAAAGTGAAGATTGAAAGGGCGGCTTCCGCTGCCGGGCAATCCCTGAATGATTACATTGTAACTGCCGTGTATCAGCGCATGGAAAGAGAGGGGCAGACGGATGGAGAAGGAGAAGGACAAAAGACCGGGGAAGTGTGAGAGCTGCGGACTTGCCATGCCGAAAGAACAGGGAAAAGGGGCGTGGAAGTATTTCTGTAGCAATGACGGGAAGAGCAGGCGGGGCGGCGATTCTTGCGCCGGGTACTGGGAAGCCGGGGACATGAAGAAGTATATTGACACAATGACGCAGTTCGTATGA